GAGCACCATGGAGCCTTTTAGACAGGCTCATTTTATCCGGCGCCCACACTTCATGCAGCAGGGCTTTGCGAATTTCAGTCACGTCAGTTGGTCTATTCCCGTACCCATTAGTTGCGGCAAGCACCACGTTTGCCGCCATGGTAGACTCATGGTGGATAAAGAAGCCGCTTTCTTGTAAAGCTTTTGAGACGGCGGCAGTAACAGCCATACCCTCATCAAGGATATATTTCTTGACTAACTCAATGACCTCATCAGACAACTTTCCATATTTGCGCTGATATTCGGCCAATAGTTCATGGATATCACTACGCTGCGGCATCGCCAGTTACCGCAGGCTTAATGACCGACGATTGGGCATTTACAATTTCCTGGGCTCGCGCTTCATCCAAGCCAAAGAAGGCTTGTAACATAGCGACAGCTGCCGCAGGAGCAATCCGGCCTTCTGCAACATCAACCAACACATCAATCGCCGAGGAAACCTGTGCACCGTTGAAGTTATACGTTTCGTCCTGGGCTCGGCCCTCAATGTCATCAATGACTGCATCGAATTCATCTTCTGGTAAGTCATTCAGGTAAACATCGACGGCCTTCTTCTTGACTGCTTTGTTGAACTGACTGCCAATGTTAAGATCAAGCGCCTTACCTACTTTATCCAATTCGGCTATTACATCGACAATGCCAAAATCGTCACTATACTTAACATCATAATTGACCTTTGAGCTTGTCCACAATTCAAACAAAATTACAATATCACGTTCGCCATGCTCACAATTATTGGCGAAGTCGGCAAGTGTCCGATTGGTTGTCTCAAAGTCCCAGGCTTTTGCTACTCCGGATGTCTTCTCCTGGACACCGGTCACATGGCTTAGTTCCGCCATCCGATAGATCTCTGTAACTAGATCCTTTCTTTCCTGTCGGAGTTGTTCGAGCGGGGCTGAATCAGGAGTGGCATATTCCGGTTTATTGGATAAAGTCCCGTCATATCCCATGGCGTTCTCAGTGCCAGTAACAATTTCCTTTACATCCTCCTGGTCCTGTCTTTCTCCCATAGGATAAGTAAACACACTGAAAGATTGGTTGCGGATTAGCTCATCAATTTCAGAGCATAAATTAAAGATCCGCTTGTTTACCCGGGCGATATTATAGAACTCACTTTGCGGTTTCATATCGCCGGGATCACGGTCTTTCCCAAAAAGCGGCACTATCGGTAATCTTCCAAGGGGATGCTCTCCATCCTTGACAATACCGTCAGCCCCAATACATTTCCAAGTAGTGGCAGTCCATGTCCAAGTTTCATTTTTAGAGCCAATACTGCCAGAATTATCACTTGCAACCGTGTAGGTTATGCTTGTGAGCATTCCGGCTTTGTTTACTGCATAGTCCGTTACTTGCTCAGGTTTGACAACATAAACATAGGGATAGGCCCTAGCTTTCAGTGCCTCGGCCATCGTCCCCGGCTGCTCTGCCACATTGTCCACAACGATAAAAGCAACCGCCTGCAGTTTCGCAATACGAGCGGCGCCCTTCATAAACTTAGGTAACGATGTACCAGTAGTGGTCACGTCAGCAAAAAAGCCTGAGAATAAGTCATTATCCTTTCGCCTTTTACGCCGCTTTCCATTGCCGGTATCGCTTCCCCAGTCACGGGCCGCATCGACTCTGAAAATTGGATCGACATGCGAATTAACTACCGGCGCGACATAGTTGAGATAATAACTTAGTTCCTTGCGGGAATTAAGTTTTTCCGCCGGCTCACGCGGATGCTTAATGAGGTAATTACCTGTTTTAAATCCGCCTTCCCCATAATAAGCATCCTTAAGGAATTTATAGTCATTTACGCCCAACGGCGCATTGCACGCTTCTTTCTCCACATGCCCACCTCCTAGATTTGCATAGAGAAACCTTTGCTGCGAGGCTCCCATAAAGCCAAAGCTAAAGCGTCGGCCCGGTCCGGAGACTTTAGCCCACGTTTTTTCATTTCCTCTTTTCGTTCAAGTTCAATTTCACCATCGGAGTTAACCCGGTACTTTCTGTTGCTGATCTGGCTTATTTGCTGGTCATCATACCAAAGGGTGATCCCATCATGCCGCAGACCCTCGCGAAGAGTGCCCCACATAAGCCCGGTACTGTTGGCATAACTGACAGGGTCTTCCGTATTCACCCGGCCACCTTTACCGCCAAAGTGCCCCTCATACACCCTAACATGTTTCCATCGACGCTGATCAATAATCTCTTTTAAGCGGTCATGAACACCAACGCCCAGGCCATCACAGTCAACTTTAACCCGTGTCGGCCGGTTATTATATTTATCGTTATAGCGCTCAACCATTTGGACCGTACGGCCCGTAATCTCCATGGTGTCGTTGTGATTGTATATCTCAGGCTTCTGCTGATATTTCTTGTCAAATACCGGACAAAGTACGGACTCATCATCACCATAACGAGCAACGTCTACACCAATATCGATAGCCCTTGGATAGATAATCATTGGAACCTTGGAACTGTTACGCTCTACCCAATTGAGCGGCACAAAGCTATCCGGCAACGCTTTCGGAAACTCGCCGGCGACACGCACACGGAAAACATCACTGTCCTCGCCGTACATGTCTATAATCATTTTGACAAACTCTTTGGAAACACGCGACGAATTGCGGCCATCTACATGGAAAACTGAATACATTCCGCGATTCTTATTATGACTGTCGAAAAACCAACCGGCTAATTGGGTCGGGTTGCCGCAGGCCAGGAGTTTAGCTCCTTCTGTCGACAGTGCGCCTAAGACTGGCTCAAAGATCTTGTCCGCTACGCCACTGGCCTCATCCAAGACATAAAAGACATGCTCTGCATGAAACCCTTGCAAAGCATCGGCCTTGACTGCAGTCCGGGGGACCGCGAACCATTCCTCGCGGTGAGCCTTGTGATAGAACCGCTCGTCAGTCCATTCAAAAAGCGAGCCGTCTGCAGATTGCCGGTTCCATTTGTTTAATTCGGCCCAGAGAATATCATGCAGCTGATGCTTCGTTGGTGCCGTACACGGTACCTTGGGAAAAGGTCGCGAATACATAAACCATTTGATTACCCAGGATTCTACAGCAGACTTTCCTATGCCGTGACCGCTTCGGACAGAAGTGAGCTGCTTGGCTGCACAGCTTTCCAGTATTGGCCCCTGGTTTTCATCCGGTGTTACCCCAACAACTTCTTTTACATAGTCAATCGGGTGATCCGCATAGTAGCGAATTACATGAGGCTCAAATAAAATTGGGGCTACAGACATCATCGATTAGCCCACGCTTCCTGTACACGCTTAGCATGGTCTTTAGCGGCAGCATCCCCTTCGCCCCCTTTATTGGCGGTTTCAATGCTGTGCTTAAGAGCCAACTGCCTAGTTTTCTTGTCCTGTACACGTGTTAAGGCTTCTTCCAGTTTTAAAATATCATCTATCGCCCGGCATTCAGTTTCAGTTATTTCGGTGATAACAAGTTTACTCTCAGGTACCATGATTACTTTACTGGATGCCGTTTTCTCATCGTATATAGTAACAGGATTCTTCTGCGTTTGCAGTTCATGCAAGACTTTGCGCTCTTTTTCGGTCAGCCCGTCCATAAGACGCCGGATACGTTCCATCATCCGGCGCTCGCGGACTGATAAAAGCCGAATGCCTTCCTCAACCTGGGCAAGGGTATCGGTATTAATTGCATTGCAAAGGGACTGCTCTTCTTCAGTTAAGCAGTCCCACCAAATAGTTTCGTATTCACCAGTGGTCACAGCCTTCTTATTGCCGAATGGACCACCTAATCCGCCGCTGTTGCCGACAGCGTTTATGTTACCCTTTGGAGCACCATGGCCTTTAGCATTTATGTTACCTTTAGGAGCGCCGCGTTTCGGAGCGCTCCGATTTGAATTTAGGAGCGCTCCTTTATTAATATCGGAGCGCTCCTTTAATCTAGTATCCCATTCATCTTCGGTTTTCCACTTTCGAATCCGGGAATCCGGAACGCCAATTTCATCGGCAATATCCTTTAGCTTAGCAGTACCACCACTATCCTGCCATATTGTAAATGCCTTTTCTCGATCAGGATTTCTTGGTCTTCCAGCCATACTACATATCACCCACCTCCACTATAAGTCATCACGCTGAAGCTCAATATCAAGCTCAATTAGCTTCTTCAAATCATCAACGCTGTTGATCTCAATATTGCCCTTCTGAAAATCGCTAACCCACTTGGCTATGCCAGCTTGTACGATTTTGCGATACTTAGTTTTAGATTCTGTTATTCCTTCGATAACAGCAGCTTGATGCTGTAACAACAAGCTATCTTTATCATTTCTCGAACATTTGTTTGTATTCACTATTGCCGACACCCCCAACCATCTTGTACAATGATTGTGAGATAGTAGTTCTTGGAATCTGTGGCCACAGTACGGCCTACTATCTCCTGCCGGGAGTGTCCGGAACGGGCCGGATGTTGGTGCATCCGGCCTTTCTCGCTTGCTTATAGGTCACGATAAAAAAGTTGCTGAAAGAGGGAATGTCGAGTGATAACTGTAGACTTTCACGCCCTAAATAAAATCGATGATCAACTAGTGAACTACGCTGTTATTGTCAGCCAATATCAAGGCAAATGGATTTATTGCAAGCACAGGCAACGACCAACATGGGAAATTCCTGGTGGCAAAAGAAATCATGGAGAACAAATTCTTGACACGGCCAAACGCGAACTACATGAAGAAACTGGCGCTTTAGATTTTGATCTTTTCCCGATTTGCATATATTCGGTTTTCAACGAGGCCAAAAGTTACGGTCTACTTTGCTTTGCGGTTATAAAAAAGCTTGGAAAGCTCCCTGAAACAGAGATAGAATGTATTCAGTTTTTTGACCATGCCCCTACTTCACTTACATATCCTGAAATCTATCCGAAGTTATTGCATTATGTTCAATGCCACCTAGTTGGTTTTTCTTCTTTGAATGCATCGCTTTCTGACCGCTAAACTCTTCCCACCGCCGAACAATAACATCGCAATACACCGGGTCAACCTCCATCATATAGCACACCCGCTCTGTCTGCTCAGCAGCCATCAAGGTACTACCGGATCCACAAAAAAAGTCGGCCACAATCTCACCTGGCCGGCTTGAATTCTGTATGGCCCGGGCGCATAGCCCAATCGGCTTCATGGTCGGATGCTCCCCATTCCTCAGCGGCTTTTCAAAGCGCCAAACCGTTGACAGACTATCATCACCAGCCTGCAACACCTCAAACGACGGCACCCGAATAGTCACACTCTGAATACCGGCCGTAAAAGTAAGCAGCACCCCTTCGCCGTCTTCTCTGACGCTGATAGGTGCTGCTTCTTCAATTACCGTACCTTGCTTTCGACCACCATAAAAATTATGAGCAGCGCCAGGCTTCCAACCATACATTATTGGCTCATGCTGCCATTGGTAATCCTGCCGGCCAAGAACAAATTGATTCTTAGCCCACACAAGGCACTGTTTAAGCAACCAGCCAACCTCCTGGAGAGCGCCCCGAAAGTTACTCCCCTCAGAATCTGCATGGCACACATAAATGGCGCCGCCGGCTTCGGTCGCTGCAAACATCGAACTGAATGCATTTCGTAGAAACTGGTTGAACTCAGCGGCCGGCATGTTATCATTCTGAATGGTTAGCTTTTCGGCTGTCCCGCCTTCATATGCCACGTTATATGGCGGGTCGGTAAACACCATAGTCGCCAGGGCACCATCCATTAGTTTATCTACATCAGACTGCTGCGTGGCGTCCCCACACATGAGGCGGTGACGGCCAAGCTGCCAGATGTCACCTGGTTTCGTTATCGGCTCTTTAATTTCTGCCGCGGCTGCAGCCGGATCGAAGTTATCTTCTTTAACTTCAGTCACCTTATAGTCGGCTAACAGGTTATCGATCTGCTTATCTGAGAAGCCGGTTAAGTTAATATCAAGGTCACCGGCACTCAACTCAGCCATTAACCCGGCCAGCATTGCATCGTCGATTTGGGAGAGCTCAGCAATGCGGTTATCAGCGATCAAATCAGCCCATTCCTCGGCCTCTGTGGCATAGTCTTGGCGG